CGCCTCGAGTGGCTCGTTATGCAGGCACTCGAGACGGGCCACGTCGCCTACAACGACAGCAAGATCATCTTCGACGTGGACTTCCAGCGGCCCACGGTGCAGACGAACGCCTCCGTCACGGTGACGTGGGACTCCAACAGCGCGGACCCCATTCACAACTGGGTCGACGTGATCGACTACATGTGGGACACCTACCGGGTGCGCATGGGGACGGTCATCGTCTCGGACAAGATCGTGCGGAACGTGCTGAACAGCGACAAGTTCGCTGCTCGGTCGGGCCTTGCGGTGGTCGGTGGTCCCTCGGCGGGGGAGATCGACCCCCGCTACATCATCGACGGTTGGGGCATCGAGGCGGCGATGGCGGTGTTGCAGCGGGCGACCGGCCTGAACGTGGTCCGGTACAACTCGGTGTACCGCACTCGTCCGCTCGGGTCGACGACTCCGGTCAACCACCCGTTCCTCGACGAGACGAAGTGCATCTTCCTCCCGCAAATCTCGGACGTGAATGCGTTCGACGACACTATCGGGTTCGCGAAGACGCTCACGTCGCCTCACACCGAGGGCAACTGGACGAGCGGCTTCTACGAGTGGGAGAAGGACACCGGCCCGGACCCGTGGGGTTACGACCGCGGCAACGGCATCAAGGCCTTCCCGGTGTTCCCGCACCTCGAGTTGTCGTACGTGCTCAAGGTTCTCGAGTAGTCAACGCTGCTACGGGTGTTCGTTGGAGGGCGGTGGAGTGATGACCCACCGCCCTCCGTCGCGTTAGGATTTAGATATGGCGAACGGCGAAGCAAGTACCAACAATAAGTGGACAATCGAGACGCTTCACGAGTATTACGAAGCGCTTCGCAAGGTTGACGAAAAGTTCCAGACGGAGCGTGATCGTCGCTACACCGAGGTCAACATCGAGAGGGAGAAGGCGCTTAAAATCAAGGAAGAGGCCGACAAGGCTGCTTTGAGCCTGGCCCGAGAGATACAGGTGTATAAGGACGAGAAGGCGAACGAACTCCGTGAACAGCTTGCTGCGGAGCGTCTTGATTACGCCAGTAAATCCGACCTTGTGACGCTGGCCGACAAGTTCGACGCCATCACGAAGCCGCTTCTCGAGTATGTGCAGTCTCAGCGCGGTGGATCACAGAAGTTGAGTCAGACCGCCCAGGTATTCCTCGGTATCTTCACCGTCGTTGCTGTGGTGATCGCCGCTATCGTCGCATTCCGGTAAGGTGGGCTGATGGCCTACTGCGCAACCACCGACCTCCTGCTCGGCGACATGGAGCCGGGAAGTATCGACCTTCAGTCGTACGTCGATTCCGCCGCCGAAGAGATCGACGGGCGGCTCGGCTACGTCTACGACCTCGACGACGTTCACGGCTTGGAGCAGGACTCCCCTGGCTGGTTGATTCTGAAGAAGATCAACCGCTTCATCGCCAGTGGCCGCGTCATCATGGCTCAGGCGATTGCTGCCGAGAACGAATCGCTCAATGCTTACGGCGGCTCGCTGGTGCGCCTGGCGTATGGTGACTTGGCTCTGATCCTCAGCAAGGAGTTGCCTCTGGACGCCACCGCCATCGGCGAGTCGGTCGGCAGGACGCCGGGGAT